AAAGTCTTTTGGTCAAGGCCAATGAACGTCTGGAACATATGGGGCTGGAGCTTGCCGCCGTACTTCTCATCTGCAATTCGCTGGGACAGCTTGGCCACTTGATCAATAGCAGTAGCTTGAGCACCGTACTTTTCCTTTAGCGCTGGGTCTGAATTAACAGCGGCCACAAAGTCTGTGTAGCCTTTGGTCAGTTGTTCTGGCGTACCGTTACCAGCCACAGAGTCACGCAAGCCTAAGATTGGGACTGCCTTTTGCACCTTATCAATAGCCAAACCATACAAACCCTCAATGCGCGGGTCTTTCTTGGCGTTATCTAAAAACGTTTGAACGTCAGAGGCCGTCTTGGTCTGATCAGATGTCAAGGTCTGCAAGTCTGTACTAAAGTTTTTAACGGGCGCAAGGTAGGCTGTAACGTCTTTACCAGTAACATTTCCTCCAAGAGCTTTGGCAATCTGGTCATCTGTAATGTTGTACTTTTGTTGGAGCGCAAGAGCTCCCTTTGTTTTGTCCAAGTCACTGACTGTAGGAGCCGACAGACCTTTAACGATGCCGGCCAAACCAGTGTCAAAAGCCGTAAACACTTGATCTACGCCTTTTTTATTTAGGCCTGAGTACTGAGCAATCTCGTTAGCATCTAAGCCGTACTTGTTAGCGGCCTGATTAATTTCGGCAACCTTATCAAATTCTGATTTTGTTTTATCGCCTAAAGTGCTGGTAATAAAGTCTTTGATACCAGTGCCATAGCTCTTTATATATGGGTCTACAACATTTTTCCCATACATAGCCGTTAAGTCGCTTTGGCTAATGCCGGCTTTTTGAGCCGCTTCCATAATTTTGTTAGTTCGCTCAAAAGGCGTAAGGCTGGCATCACCCATCACGCCAGACACATAGTCTTTAATTTGTGTTGTTGTGTAAGGCGTAACCGTGCCGTACTGTGTTTCTTGTGGAGCTACGGGCGGTAAAGGAGGGGGTGGCGTAACAGGGGCTGGTGTTGTAGCCTGAGTTACAGGTCGGCCCTCCCTATCAATGATAGTGCCGCCATATGTGCGATACGTTCCATTACCCAGATCAACAGGGGCAAAACCAGTCTCACGTGCAATATGACTTGTATCACCCTGTCTAGGAGATCCGCCCGCATTTCCTTGACCAGCGCCTAATGACGCAATACCACCTTCAAGATTACGCTTACGCTCTTCTTCAATAATTCTTTGCTGTACTGCATTTGGATCTTCAGGCGATGTTACTGGAATAGGCGTAAAACCGGGATCAGTGTACTGAACAGGCGTTTGAGGTGGTGGAACACCGGGCGGTTGATATGCCGGCTCGTAAATTGGTTGGGGTGGTGGCTCTTGGTAAACAGGGGGTTGTGGTGGAAGAGGTGCTGGCGTAGTAGCTTGCGGTGCTGGTTGACCAAAATTAATACCGGCATTACTAAAGTAGTTACTAACAGTATTGGCGTCATACCCAGTGGCCTGCGACAGCTGCTCTGCCGATACGCCGTACTGTTGAGCCGCATCAGCAATAGCCTGTGGATTGCCTATGTTTGCTTGAACAAAAGAATTAATGTCAGCATTTGAGAATGCTGGTGCAGCTGGTGCCGTATTTTCATATACGTCTTCGCCAAATTGTTGTGCAAAATAATCAATAGCCATCATCCAACCTTCCAATTAGTGCCGTCAGAATAGACGGGTGTAGCCACTGCTCCACCACCAGCCACAGTTGACCCAAACGTAGGCAGTAGTGCATCTGTTACAAAAGATCTTGCGCCCTTGCCTGACACTACAGCGCTTGGCAACGTTGCTACAGTATAGTTAGTCAAAGCAGGAATAATAGAATCTGTCTTCAGCTGGTTCAAAATAGCATCAACCCTGTTGAAGTACAGGCGAAGCACGTTGTTGAGCTGATCTAAATATTGCCGGTCATACTCAATCGGAGACAGCGGTAAGTTAGGCGAGGCAACCTGATTGATCTCAAAGTCAGAAATAACAATCATGAGTTACCCCTTCGACCATCTTGTTTGATGTCAATACGTGGACTACCCAACTGCCAAGCACATCCAAGCTGGTTAGACTCAACTTGCAAGATCATCTGGCGACCACGAACCCGAACATAAACCTGCCCAGTAAATTGCTCAATAACAGCAGTAGCCGTGCGCGTGATTGTGGCACTTGAATTACCACCTAAAGAAATTGGATTGTTGTATCCTGAACCCGAGTTTTGCATGGGAATCAGCGTCATGGTGACTTGAGGTGAAGCTGTACTTGAACCACGGAAAGTAATATCCGGCAGCATCCTCCAAACAAAACCAAAGTGATCGCCATCATCAATGTCAAATTCAGCAGAACCAATTACGGCATTAATGGCTACAGGTGTACCGCTTACGTTATCGTCATTGCCCTGCTCATGGTTAACAAGGTTATAGGAGTAGGTTGCGGCTATTGGGTGGGCGCGAAGACCAGAATCAAGCCAAGCTGTGCGACCCATGGTTCCATAAGTCCATACGTCTTCTAAATAGTTATAAGTAACGTACAGATCAATTACATTACTTGCGGCAGAGCAATAGAACCACCAGATTTCGTTATAACCTTCGTTGGTTCCAGAGCAAATTTGTTCTGCTTGAGATAAATTAATATCTTGGAAAATGTACTGCTTAAGATCACAACGCAAAGTCTGGATACGGCCATCGTATTTATAGAACTTCTCTACACCCATCCAGTAAACTACACCAGATGCCGCAACAGCCGCATTTGGGCTAATAATAGAAATGTTATCCCCTAAAAGCTGAGTGCTCCAGACTACGGGTAGCCCTTGGTACTGTAAAGAATACAAAGCTGAATCAGTAAACACAACAATCTCTTGACGGGTCTGAACGGCTGTAATAATTTCAGAACCGTGTGACAGCTGGGTACTACCAGCTTCATTAGTTATTGATATAGACCAATCTACTACAGACTCTTGGTTTGACCAACGAATTAACATTGGGTTTTTTGTTACGCTGCCGTAGTCATTAGTCCCAAATACAAACACAAACCGACTAGCGTCAGAGATAAGAATAAAGTCTTGCATCAATGGAACATCAACCGCCCCAACCAAGCTAGACACTAAAACGCCGCGAGTAGTTACGCTGCCAGTTGCATCCCAATAATACAGCGCCCCACCGCGAGGGCCAAAAACTAAATCTTCACCAAAGTTTTGTTGGTTCCAAATACGCAATGAAGAGGTTGACGCACCGCCAGAACCCCAAGCACCAGCACCCCAAGCACCAGCACCCCATCCAACTAAAGGAATAGCATATTCTGGGCCTACATTGACTTGATACGCCGCTACAACAGAAGCTCCGCCACCAGGGGATCCTGAAGCATCCGTGGCATTTGCCGTAGCTGAAGCTATAAACGTGTAAGTATTAGACCCTGTTACTGTGATTTGATACTCAGCATTTAAAACCGCTGCTGTGATATTTCCACCAAGACCTACAGCACCGCTAAATGTAACAAAGTCGCCCGTTACTCCGCCGTGAGCTGTGTCTGTAACAGTGATAATTGCTGAACCATTTGTAGCTACAAACGGGTTGTTGTTAATAGTGCTACTGGCCCGGATGGGGGTAATGTCGTTATAGAACCCACCTTGTTCAATGTAAAATTTTAAATTAGTTCCTACACCTACAAGGTTCAGACCACCTAAAGTAATCCAATTCCACAAAGAACGGCAAACGCCTTGGAAAACAGACGCTGAAATACGAACCCAGCCACCAATTTTTTCTGGCGTACCCTGACGAAACCGCATCTTGTCGGAAACATACCAACCGTTCTCGTTGGTATAGCGAGTGTTTTCTTTGTTTACACCCGCTTTCAGGGTTAGTTTTTTAAGTGCCATCGGTTAATCCAACAAAGCGCACTCAGCCGTGCGGCGTTTTAACAAGCCCGGCAACACCTTGCCGCCACCTTTAGTCCAGAGCATCAGTTGTTCTTTTGCGCCTTCCCAATCATTGGCATTGATTTTCCTCTTTAACGTAGATGTTTGC